AAGAACATTAAAGGAGCAGGGATTTAAAATAAAAAACAACAAAAAGAGGAAGGAAGAAAGCGGCAGAAACGCCGGAAACACTCGGTACGACAGAGAAAACATCAACAAAGGAAAACACTGCCGAGAGCATAGGGGCAGCAGTTGCAGCAGACACAGCGGACATGATCGGAAAAGACATAAAGGAAAACGGCAACGAACCAGCAGAAAACGTACATGCAGCAGTACCGGACATTGTAAAAACCGCAGTAAGGAAAGAGATGATCGTTGTACAGAAAAACATAGACAACATAGAGGATCAGATAAAAGCAGTAAAAACAACAATGAAAGAACTGGAAAAATCTCTGGAAAAACACATGCAGAATTTAAAAACATTAAAACAGTACCTAGAATAACAGTTGCACCGGTGCAACAGAAAGAGGCTTGCATGACAAAAAACATATTAACGCAGTACGAGGCAGCACGGCATGAGAGAGAGGACGTAAAAAAGCGCATTCAGGAGACGGAGAGACAGCTCAGCAGGATAGAAAACATGCACATCGTCGGCGACATTGTGAAAGGAGGTTCAGGCGGAAGAGAGAAGATAAAAGTTGAAGGCTTCCCAGATAAGGAATACAGCAAGAAAAAAACATTGCTACTTCAAAAGAACATGAGGCTGTGGGAAATAGAAAAAAAACTCGAAACATTAACAGACAGCGTAGAGCAGTACATTGATAGTATTGAGGACAGCCGGAAAAGAAACATCATGCGTTATCGATACATAGACGGTATGACATGGAGAGAGACAGCAAAAAAACTCGGACCAGGAAACAGCGAGGATGCCGTGCGCATGGAGATAAAGCGGTTCTTGAAACAGACATAAAAATAGCGCGGGTGATTGCCCACGCTATAAAACATTTAATCATCAGTAAAAGCATAATAAATGTCACCGTTGTAAATGCATGACTGCATAGGATTTAATTTTCATCGAGAGCGGTATATACACCATCTTCAACGATAAGGGTTAGAAGATTTCCTAAATCGTCCTTCAAACGTGCCAGACTCTCAGAGTTGGTTGCGTCCTGCATTTCTGAAATGATAATGTGTGCATCATTAAGCGTTTTCAATTCTTCAACTGACAATTCTACACCTTTTAGCCTGTTCATTTTTACCCTCCAGTATTCAAACGACATAGCCGGCGGCATGATCTGCCGGGATATGGTCACACTTATTATATTATTATTTTAACGATTATTTATCTTTTTTTTCAACACAAAAACCGCCGCCAGTAGTGATCCGGCGTGCATCCTCTGCGGCGGCTAAATCAATCTGAAAATTCTTGTATCTAGGATTTCTAAAGCAATTCTTTTTGCATCGTTTTGACTTTCTGCCATTACAGTCATTGTAAAAAATCCATGTCCGCTTAAATAACTATAATGTACCTTAAATTCTTGCATACTTCATTCCTCCATATTTTCAAATTTTCCCGTTTCCGGGTAAGGAAAAGCCGGGGAATTGAACCCCGGCAAACGCCACCGCTTGCCTAATCTGCTAAAAATTAGCAGACTTTTTTGAATGGTCCAGCTACAGAGATTTTTGTTGGCGCAAAAGCTTTTTCAAAGGCTTCATATTCTGCAAGAGAATTAAACTCTTTTCTTTCAAGCGCCGTATTATCTATGATCACACCTTGAGGAGATATGACAACGATAATCTTATTGCTGTGCTCATAAACTGTGGCGTTCTTGCCTGTATTGCTGTTCTTTAAAGTTTTTCTAATCTTCATCTGGCTACCTCCGTTTTCGTTGCTGCTGTTTTCTTGTTGAGACTACAATAAACCAAAAACAGTTTAAAGTCAATAGTAAAATTAAACTTTTTTTAGATTATTTTAAAATTGACTTAGCAAGCAACAAATTATATAATAGAAATAAAAGAATAGGAGGGATACAAGCGCATGCTCATATATAAAATAGATGTCCTTGATACATTAAAAGAGAGTGGATACAATTCTACGCGTATATTAAAAGAAAACCTAATTAGTCAGTCAGCAATGCAGAAAATACGTAAAAACGAGATGGTAGGAATAAAAACCATTGAAAAGCTGTGTGAGTTACTGGATATGCAGCCGGGAAATATTATAAAGTACGTAGAAAATAAATAAACCAAAAAAGATTTAAAAAATTATTGACGATAAACGAAAAAAGGTTTATTATAATATTGCCGAAAGGCAATAGGCGAACGCCAGAAAGGAGAAAAATGAGCGAAGATATGAGCGTATTTAAAAGCTACTTAAGAAGACTTTTGCAGGATCTGAAGGATTTAAGGGAAGTTTTAAAATCTAAGGATTATGAAAAAGCGGAAAAGATGGTTGATCAATTGATCGATGATACTCAGAAAGGAATTGAGGACAATTAAATACCATCTAAGGAAAGACGGCTTGAAATATAGCCGTCTTTTTCTATACAGAAAAATAAAAGTGTTCGGTTTGTTCGGTCGGAATGAGTTATAATGATAATGTCAAACGAATCCCCATAGAACATTGACAGGCAGATAAAGGGCGTCAGATCAATTTGATCTGACGTCCTTTCTTGTGCCTCAAATGCCGAAAATACTCGGTATGAGGAGGCACGCCGGGTAGGTTCTTCCGGGAATTTTCAAAATGCATTGCGGGTCGGCGAGCCCAACGTCCGGCTAGCTAATAAGTATTTTTTATAGGCATTGCCGAATTCGGAGGGAAAATGGCAGTCAAAAACGCGGAAGAATTTGAACAAATTACAGTACCATCAAAAACGCTGGAAGCCTTATTTGGCGTGAAGGACAGGACGATTAGAGACCTGGCAGACAAGGGCATTGTGGCACGTGATTCACACGGCAAGTATTTGTTCTGGAATTCGGCAAAAGGGTATATCACCGCACTGAAAATTGCAAATGCCGGAAAGGCACCTCAAAAGTCGGTAGATGGAGAGGAAATATTAGATTGGGAAGAGGAGAAAGCACGGCACGAAAAAATAAAGAGGCAGATCACGGAAATTAAATTACAGCTGATAAAAGGACAGGTACACAAAGCGGAAGACGTAGAAGCTGTAATGACAGATATGTTTACGAAGTTCCGGTCAAAGATGACCGCACTGCCGTCTAAGCTTGCAAAAAAGCTGGAAGGAAAACAGAGAGCGGAAATACAAAGAATCTTGAAGGAAGAAATAGACAACGCGCTTGTGGAATTATCAAACTACAATGCAGCAGATTTTTATTCGGACGAACACATTGACATTTCCGGGGACGGTCTCAATACGTTAGGAGTTGACGAAGGAAATGAGTAAAGAAGTAAGCTGGCACACATTACAGTTGATGTGCAGGCTCGCCGGAACATTAAGACCAAAGGAAAACATGACAATCAGTCAGTGGGCTGACAAATACATGATACTTCCAGCAGGATCAAATGAAGCCGGACATTACTCTTCCAACACAATTCCATATCAGAAACAGATCATGGATGCAATCACTGATCCAGAAGTGATAGACGTTTCTGTGCAGAGCTCCTCACAGGTAGGAAAGACAACCATTATCATGTGCGGGATCGGATATTATATCGATTACGAACCATCAAACCAGATGATGGTCATGCCAACAATTGATGATGCCGAGAGATTTTCAAAAACGCGATTAGCACAAATGATTTCGGATATACCACAACTAGCCAGTAAAGTATCAGAACCAAAAGCTAGAAATTCAAACAATACAATTAGATTAAAAAGCTATCCAGGAGGAAATATTGCACTTGCAGGCGCGAATTCTCCAAGTTCGTTAGCATCCGATCCACGAAGGGTGATATGGATGGACGAAGTAGACCGATTCCCGGAATCAGCAGGAAGCGAAGGAAACCCGATTAAGCTCGCGGAAAAAAGAGCTACAAGTTATTGGAATAAAAAACATATTAAAACATCAACACCAACGATTGCCGGACGAAGCAAAATTGAAGACGCATACAAAAAAGGAAGCATGGCGCAATGGTGTGTGCAGTGCCCGGAATGCGGAGAATGGCAACCTTACGATTTTAAAAGGGTTGATTTTGAAAGCGTGTCGATGGCATGCAAAGGTTGCGGAGTGCTAGTGCCGGAAAGAGCATGGAAAGATAGCAAACATAAATGGATTGAAACACATCCAGAAAGAAAAAAAGTAAAGTCATTCAAGTTAAACGAGCTTTGCAGTCCATTCGCGGACTGGGAAGAAATCATACAAAACTTTAAAGACGCAGATGAAAAAAGAAAAAAATATCATGACTATGAAGATTTGAAAGTTTTTACCAACACAGTTTTAGGAGAAGTGTGGGAAGAAACAGCATATGCGGAAGAAACTGTGGATAACAAGACACTGAAATCGAGAGCAGAAGTATATCCGGCAGATATACCGGAAGGAGTACTGCTTTTGACAGCGGCGATAGACGTACAGAAAGACAGATTCGAGGTAGAAATAAGAGGATGGGCAAGAGATTATGAGACATGGGGAATTTACAAAACAGAAATTTATGGAGATTTGATCACAAAAGAGCCGTGGAAAGATTTAGAGGCATATCTGGAGCAGACGCTTTACTTTGAGGACGGAAATGCACTCAATATTGCAGGTTTTTCTATTGACACAGGAGGCTCATACACCAATCAGGTGTACTCATGGGTCAAAGAAATGAAAGAAAAAGGAAAAAAATGTTACGGAATCAAAGGATATGCAGGAAAACCAAATATTCCACTGCTTTATAAAAGAACAGTCGTACAGATCAAAGATGAAAAAAACGGAAAAGAAGTCATAGTTGGCAGAACGCTTATACATATTATCGGTGTTGATTCAGGAAAAGAAGACATCACAAACCGATTAGGAATTGTAGAACCGGGAGCCGGGTACTGCCACTTTCCGGCAGGAGATGCAAGAGGATACGATGATGAGTATTTCGAAGGTTTGACATCTGAAAAGCAGGTTCTAAAAAAAGTGAATGGTGTTTATAAAAAAGTATGGAAAAAGACCAGAGAACGAAACGAACCTTTTGATCTGTTTAACTATAATTACGCAACAGTGGAGTTGATAAGACCGGAGTGGGACAAATTAGAAGAAAAAATAAAGCACGGGGTCAATTATATGCGCAAGCGCCCACCAAAACGCACAGTAAGACGAAGCATTAACGGAATTGAGGGATGATATGACAGTAACAATCAGAAATAAAAACCAGCTATTAGATGCAAAAGAGACGCTGGAAGACTTGAAAAAGGCGAGAAAAAAGATATTGCTTGGTGGTCAAGCATACGAAATTGGAGACAACAAGATGACAAGAGCCAGCCTAAAGGAAATATCAGAAGAAATAAATGCGTATGAACGTGCAATCAATGCTTATGAAACAAGAGGAACAACAAAACGCAGGATGGCAAGAGCAATACCGCTGGGGTGATAACATATGGGATTTTTTGCAGAACGAAAAAAGACAAAAGAACAAAAAAGAGCTCTTGAACAGGCACAGATAGAGAATCAGATTGCAAAAACAAAAGCAAACACGATGATATTAAACGCAAGAATTAGTGCAGCGGAAAAATTTACAAATACAGGATACTCACACGGAGGAGCATCACGATCGGAATCATGGGCGAAAGGGTACGATGACGAGAGCCTGTCGCCAAGCAGCGACATTGAAATGAACCGAAAAGAATTACGACAGAGAACCAGAGATCTGTATATGAATGCTCCGATAGGCACGGCAGCAATCAAAGCCACTAGAACAAGCTGTGTAGGGATTGGGTTAAAACCGAAACCAAAGATTGATTATGAATTCCTGGGTATTAGCAAAGAGGAAGCAGCAGACATACAGCGATTAATCAAAAAAGAGTTTGCAATATGGGCAGAGAGCACATTGTGCGACATATGCGATCTAAACAATTTTTACGAGTTACAGCAGATTGTATTTAACGACTGGCTCATGAACGGCGAAGAATTTGTATTAATGGCTTACGGAGAAAAAACAAGTTACATGCCGTATCGGTTGAGATTGAAACTGGTAACGGCAGACAGAATTTCAACGCCGGGAAGTCTCGATGGTACATATGACGGATACGATCAGACAACAAAGTTAGGAAACAGGATTATGAACGGTGTAGAAATAGATAAAGATGGAAAGGTAGTAGCATATCACATAAGCTCAAACTTTCCGGGAGAAAACGGCACAACACAGACAACATGGAAGAGGGTTGTAAAAAGAGGGAAAAATACCGGAAATCCAAACATACTGCATGTGTTCAACGCGGAACGTGCAGAACAGTACAGAGGAGTTCCATTTCTCGCACCGGTAATCACATCGATCAAGCAGTTGACCAGATACACAGAAGCAGAAATCATGGCAGCAGTCATCAATTCAATCTTTGCACTTTTTGTAAGTACAGAAGATGGAGAAGAGGTTGAAGGTTTTTCAGGTGTAGATTCCGAGGATGACGACTGGGATGATGATACATATCCAGATACAAGCAGGCAGGATAATGAGTACCGGCTTGGAAACGGAATTATTAATTTTTTGAAAGAAGGAGAAAAAGTAGAAGCGGTAGAAAGCAAACATCCATCAGGAAATTATGACGGATTTGTAACAGCTTTTACGACAATGATAGGCGCAGCACTGGAAATATCACCAGAAGTGCTCATGAAAAAATTTACAAATAATTTTTCCGCGAGCAAAGGTGCCTTAAATGAGACATGGAGACATTTTTCGACAAGAAGAAAATGGTTCATTGATGATTTTTGCAAGCCAGTATATGAATTATGGCTTGCAGAGGCAGTGGGAAGCGGAAGAATAAATATTCCGGGATTTTTCACAGATCCACTCATAAAGCAGGCATACGCAAGTGCAACATGGACAGGACCGGCGCAGGGTTGCTTAAATCCGGTGCAGGAAGTAAATGCAGCAGTTACACGCATGGAACACGGACTATCAACGCATGAAGACGAATGTGCAGCAATTAACGGAAGCGATTATGACGACAATGTAAGAACGTTGATGAATGAAAATAAGAGCCTGGCAGAGGCAAACAGACAGGAGGAATAATATGCCGAAGAAAATAGAAATCAAAGGTCCGATCATAACAAGTAGCTCAGACTGGGTATACAGATGGCTGGGAATGGAATATGCAT